ATAGCCTATGAGAACGTCTCATTTGAGCCTCAGACAGGCACTAGCTTCCTTAAGGTAGCCTTTATACCAACGTCACGTAGACCCGCTGTACGAGGCTTAAACCCACAACAACGGTATCAAGGTGTCTTTCGTGTATTCTGTTACACACCAGAAGGAAATGGCCCGTCTACTGCTGATGATATAGCTAACAAGGTTATAACAGCCTTTGAAGCTACAACTGACATCTCTTTCACCAATGGTGACGCTGAGACTTTCATAGTTTCTATTGACTACGCTGAGAGAGATAACGGCTTTGTAGATAGCCCTTGGTATTACACAGTAGTGAATATCGGATGGTATATCTACTCATAAAAGAAAGAACCATTATGACTAAAGCAAATAAGAATTTTGTCTACTCAGGCAAGACATATCTCATCGGAGATGAGGTTCCCGCTAATGTAGCTACGGCTGTTGATCCTTCCTGTACGGAAAAGCCCAAAGCTAAGAAACCCACATATACTAACACGATTCTTGAAGGAGAATAAACATGGCTTTTTCACAAGGTAGCCGTTCCAGTCTCTCGTATATTGCAGAGACAACTTTCGGCACTACGCCATCCACACCTACTTTCGCTAACCTTCCGATTAACTCACACTCTCTGGACTTAACCAAAGACCGTGTTGAAGGTAATGAAATCCAAGCTGACCGTATGACACGAGTTGATCGTCACGGTAACAAACAAGCTGGTGGCTCTATCGAAGTAGACCTACGTAAAGGTGACTACGACGAACTACTAGAATCAGCTTTCTTTAACTCGTATGCCACAAACATATTGAAGGTTGGAACTACACCTAAGTTCTTTACGGTAGAAGATGCAGCTAACGACATCGACCAGTTCCGTCTGTTCACAGGTTTGGCAGTTTCTACCGCCAGCTTCTCCATTGCACCTAACCAGATGGTCACAGCGACTTTCGACATGGTTGGCAAAGGTATGACACAGGCTGGTACAACAGGTTCCACTGGTGGTACACCAACAGCTTCGACAACCAACTCACCTTTCGATAGCTACTCAGGTACTATCACAGATGGTGGCTCAGGTATTTCCATCGTTACTTCGATTGACTTTAGCTTGACTAACTCCTTAGCACCTACCTTCGTAGTTGGCGCTGATAATGCACAATCTCTTGAATTTGGTAGTGCTGTTGTTGAAGGTACAATGACAGTTTACTACGAAGATGAAACACTCATCAACAAGTTCTTGAACGAAACCGAAAGCTCAATCACTGTATCTGTTGATGATCCTACAGGCTCTAACGCATATACATTTGAGTTCCCTCGTGTAAAGTATAATGGTGCGTCTGTACCACTTCAGAACCCTCAGTCTCGTCTGATTACACTGCCATTCGTGGCTCTGTACGACAGCACTGAGAACACAAACTTGAAGATGACACGCACAGCTTAATTCCTAGCTAGGATAGGGGAAGCATCGGTGTCGGGTCTGGTGCTTCCCCACTATAAATCAACCCGACTTAATCTCGACAATCAACCTTATAAAAGGAATCCCGACATGGATTTAATGAACATTGGCACTACAAAAGAAACCACAGACGTAACTCTGTACAATCCGATTAACTCTGAAATTCTCGTTAATGAGGATAAGTCAGAGATGACCATTACTATTCACGGTCCATACTCGAAGAAGTACAAGACAATCTCACACGGTCAACAGAATCGTCGCTTGATGAAAGCACAACGGACTGGTGGAAAGCTCAACCTCACTGCTGAGGAAATTGAAGCATCTGCACTAGACCTTCTGGTGAAGTGTGTTGACGGTTGGAACATTACTCTTGGTGGTGAGCAGCCAGACTGTAAAGAATCTAAGGTACGTGAAGTGTTTGAAGCACTCCCTTGGGTTCGTGAGCAAGTTGACGCTGCACTAGGCGATGCACAGGCTTTTTTGGACAAGTAAGAGCAGAACTAGAGGAGTACGCTGAGTATTCCTTTAGAATGGGTAGGAAGGTCTCAGGTGGCAAAGGTAAAGCTACTGAGGCCGACCACCTAGCTCAAGTCGCCAAACAACTGGGTAAGGACTTAGAGGATGTTGAGAAAGCTAACTCTGATGCCCTTTTCCCCGACATAGCTTCCCACATATGGTCAACATTCCTAGAGCTACACGATGGTAGAACCTACGGTATGAGTGGTCCTAACCCTATTTCCTATGACATCATTAAGGCTTGGTGTGATATTACGAACATAGAGCTTTCCCCTTGGGAAGTAAGCACTATAAAAGCCTTGGACAATCTGTGGATTAAAACTACTGGCGAGGAAGCAAATGGGTAACGACCTTATTCAAATCCAATACGAAGTCGTTGATAAAGGTAAGTCCTTTAAAACGGCTCTCACTGGTGTTGAGAGAATGGAGAAGTCCTTAGCTAAACTGTCTAAACAGATAGTTGCTGGTACTACGACTCAGGAACGTCAAAGACAGGCTCTCATAGCTTACGGAAGAGAGCTAAAGAGACTGACTGGAATGACAGGTAATCAGGCTTATGGTGCTGTGGTGAAGTACAGTAACGCTGTAGTCAAACAAACTATGGAACAAAATAAGGCTGCTGCTGCTTCTCAAAGACTTGCAAAAGTACAGGACTATTTAGCCATTCGGCAAGATAGGGTCACTCTTTCGACCAAAAAACTAAATGCTGCTCAGGCTCAAACTAAGAACAAGATGAATGGCAACAACATGGCTATTCAACAGCTTGGTTATCAGGTTGGTGACTTTGCAGTTCAAGTTCAAGGTGGCACAAGTGCCTTTGTAGCCTTCAGTCAACAGGGCGCACAGCTTGCGGGTATCTTGCCTATGATTGCTGGACCTCTTGGTCTAAGCGTGGGTGCTGCTGTAGGTCTATCTGCTGCACTTGGTGTCCTTATCCCTATTGGCTCTGCTGTTGGTCGTATGTTCATGGAGATGGACACCGCAACCAATGCCGCAACAGAGAGACTAAAGGCATTTGAAGAGAGGGTAAAGTCTGCTAAAGCCGAAACCATTGAGATGGCAGATGCCCTAAGGCTTCTAAAAAGTGGCTTTGAGACTGAAAGTGAACTTGCTCTTTATGACTCTGTAGTTAAAGCGAAAGATGAGCTAAGGTTAGCTAAAATTGCTAAAGAGAACTTAGCAAATGTTCCCTTTGAGAGTGAAGTAAACAGAAGGCTTGCTAAAGAAGCTGCCCAGTTGAAGATAGATTCTGCTCGTGAATCCTTAAACTTAGCTAGAGAAGACTTAAAACTCTCTCGTGATGCAGCCGCTGCGTTAGAGAAAGAAAAGACAAGACAAGCCAGAGATGAGTCTGTCATTAATCAGTTGGCAAGAGCTAGAGCAATACTTAGGAAGCAAGAGCTTGACAGACAAAAAGAATATCAAGATCGTTTGCAAAGAACCAAAGTTATTATGGGGCAGATGAACGCTGAAAGGGAGGCTGCTGCTAAAGCTATAAGTGAGGAAGACAGAGCCGCATATATAACTTATATTGCTAAGCTTGAGCTTGATCTGTTTAAAGAGAACGCTAAGTATGAACAGGAGGCCGCAGTAGCCTCAGCAAAAGCAAGACAAGCTGCGGAAGATAAATTAACTAGGCTTAGAGGTCTCATGGGGGAGATTTCCGCAGAGACAACAAAAGTTACGAAATCCACAATAGACTTGACAAAGAAGCTTGGGGGAAGTACTGACGAGGCTATTGCTCTTCAAAAGGCACTTGACTCTGGTAAAATATCTGCTTTTCAACTCAGTGGCGTTGACATTAAGGCTGCTATTGGCCCCGCTGCCGCTGCGGCGATGAAACTCGCTAAACAACTTGGTATTTCATTCAGAACCGCTGTGGCGATGGCTGGGATGATAAAAAGAAGTGGCCCAACTTTAGACCCAAGAGAGCCTTCTTATGATGCTGATGCTGCTCAAGCCCAACGCTTCAAAGACATGATGGAGTCTGGTGAGCTTTACAACTCTACCCTTGAGAAGATCACAAAGACTACTAAAAAGTCAGGGTCAACTGCCAAGAAAGCCATGTCTGACTCTGAGAAAGCTGCAAAAGCATATGCAGATGCACTAGACGGGACAGTAGTGTCTGCTATAGGTAGTGTAGCTGACGCTTGGGGTGACTTCGTTGTACGAGGATTCAAAGACTTCAAAGGCTTCGCTAATGCGGTTCTTGACTCTTTCAAGAGCATGATTGCTAACATGATTGCTATGGCAGCTAAGAACCGTATTATGCTGTCAATGGGTATTGGTGGTGTATCACCTACTGCTGCTCTTGGAGCCACTCAAGGTGGCGGCATGATGACATCCACGCTTGGTACTATGGGTACTGGCAAAGGGTTAGCTGGTCTCGCTGGTGGTACAGGATTCATGGGTGGCATAGGTACAGGTCTTAGCGCCTTTGGTGGAGGTGTAGGGGCTGGCTTTGGGGCTTCCTTTGGTTCCCTTGGTACTCTACTAAGTGGAGGTTCGACCGTAGCTGCTGGTGGCGCTGGTTTCGCTGCTACTCTAGGTGCTGCAATCCCAGCTATTGCCGCTGTAGCTGTTGTCATAGGTCTTTTCACTAAGAAAACTAAGCTACTCGACAGTGGCCTAAGAACTACTGTTGAAGGCTTTGACGTAGCCATAGAGACATTCAAGAAGACACAGACCAGTCGTTTGTTTGGGCTACTGAAAGGTAGCAAGAAAACAGCTTACGAAGCTGCAAGCGCAGAAGTTGCTGACCCACTGATTGAAGCTATCGGTAACATGCAACAAAGCATAGTTGATGCTGCTGGTACTCTAGGTATCGGTGCAGATGCTTTTGATGACTTTAGCTACCAGTTCAAG